GATTGTTTTGGACACCGACCACGTCTCGATTTTGCAGCGTTCGACGCCCCAGCCGCCACAGTGTTTGACGAAATGCGCAAACGAAAAGTGAACATCGGCAGTAGCGATCTGAAAATCGCTTCGATTGCATTGGTAAACGATGCGACCGTTTTGACTGCTAACTTGCGTGACTTTACTCGCGTACCAAACTTGAAAGTTCAGAACTGGATTTCATAAGTCTATGCGATTCACCCGATCACCTCGCCGTTGTGACGCTTGACGCCACGGATAACGCGAACGGCTCCGGGTAATGAGTTTTTCCACGACGTGCATTCATTGCACAGCCGATTGGCTGGGCCGAGCGAATCAAACTCGTTGTCACACCGCAAGCAGATGCGATAGCCCGGTTCACCAATCTTGGCCGGTACATGGCGCACGACGATCTCACTTCGAGGTGCATCGCGTTCCGGTTCGACCTTCTCCACTGTCAAGCGAATGATCTGACTGTCGTCGTCATACGCGCCACCGGCCTGCATCGCATCGAGCAATGCTTTGAGTGAATTGTCAACGTCACGACGCCTGCGATCAGCGGGCACGAGGCGAATATCAACGATCAATTCGCCATCATGTTTTTTGATCTTTTTAGACTTCATCAATTCAACGACGAGCTGCCGATACTCGCGACCCTCCTTGCTGATCAACACGCGGCTGCCGACGTGTCGCCAGTAGCGATTGACCGAGGGAGGAAAGGGAAGTTCAAGTCGGATCATGATGCTTTCAGGTGTAGAAGTCGTGCCATTAAAAAACGCTCGGCCAGCAATCCTTGCCAGCCGAGCGTTCGAGGTTGGAAACGCAAACGGAGGCGGCTTAGCGTTTCCAAGGCGCGGTGGCCGGAACCGGCGTTGTGGTTGCTTGCGCGGCGGCGATCGGTGCGGCGACGGTATCCTTCGCCGAGTAACCTTTGATCTCGTTCTGCAATTCGCCGGTGTCGTTGCGACGCTTCACGCGGACGTGAATACAACACGGAAGGTTGTGAAGATCCGTGGAATCCGAAGGCACCAAGACGCCAACGGATCGGCAGATCGACGACAACTCACGACGCGCGATTTCCACCGCGGTCGCATTGGGGTTGTCGAGGTTGAGACGCACCCAGAGCAGACGGTTTGCGTACTCACCCTCCACGATCTGAAAGGTAAATTGCAGGTAATTTCCACTGCCCGCTTTGGTCGGCTTCATCTCGCTGTCAGTGATGACGGCGACATACTTGCCAGTGGGAATGGGTTCGAGTTCATCGGATGGTTCGACGTTGTTGGCATCAAAGCCTTGCAGATTGGCCATAGGATAGGTCTCAGGTTACAGGGTTCAGGAAACAGGTTTTAAGATTGAGAATTAGCTGGCTTTGGAGATCGCATCGACGAACGCCGGCCACGAGAGCAGCAATTCCTCGGCGATGCCGTAGCGGTTTTTGGCGACACACGATGGAGAGCCATAAGCACGCATGATGCGTTCGCCACCGTCCTTGCCGATCGCATGGGCGATGGTGCGTTTGCGATTGAATCCGCCGTCTTCGCTTTGCGTACGCATCTTGCGAGTCGCGAATAGCACCGCGTCGCACCATTCGTTGATAAGAGCGCCGGCGTGTTTGTGGAGACGCGGCGAATAACGATCGTAAGGCGACGATTCGGGGTCTTCGAATCGTTCAACCTTCGAGTGCGCGATGAGAATGACGACCATGCCTCGGTTACGAAGAGCATTGAGCAGGTCGAGTACTTCTCGCCACAGGGAGAGGGCGAGCATGTAACCGCGAGCGTATCCGCCATCGACCTTTTCGATCGATGCAACCGCGTACTGTTCGCAGAGTTTGTCCCAGACGAGACGCTCCAGCCAATCGAGCGAATCGATCACGACGGATTCGTAGTCGTGCGATTCGGACTGAAGCGTCTTGAGGGCGGAGATGACGTCATCAAACGTCGTCGCCAGTGGAAAGCGATCGCAATTGATCTCGTCGAGACCGTCTTCGGTTTGAATAAAGATCGGCTTGGGAGCTTGGCTACCGAAGGACGATTTCCCGATCCCTTCAACACCGTAAAGCAAAACGCGAGGCGGTCGTGACTGCCGGCCGGATTGAATCGTTACAAGTAAGTTGGTCATTGTGTAATTGACTCCGTGAATGGTTGGTTAAAGCGGAAAGGGCTTAGAGCGATGGAATTTGTTCGACTTCGAAATTGCCGTCGCGATCGCTGGTCACGAGGTAATGTTTGAATTCGTTTTGAACAACGAATCGTTGTTCGCTGCCGAGTTCTTTGCGAAGCGTTTTGCACGCGTCAGTGAACTCACGCGACGTATCGTTGAATCGCTCCGACGATCGCAGATAACGACCAACGGCAAGCGACATGGCGACGCGGCGCTCTATGTCGAGGGTTGTCATATTGGTTCCGTTCGTTGATTTAATCGGGGCTGGCAAACCGACTTGCCGCCCCTTTCTTAGCTATGCAATCTGAGACAATCGAAGTCCGAACGTTCAGCTTTGGAACAAATCGGCTGTGCCGAAATGCTCGCGAATGACCTGCATGGCTTCGTTCATACGGCGTTTCGAGATTCCCATCGATTTGGCGACTTCTTGCTGATTTGAAGTCTTCAGACGACGGGCGATTTGGCGATAGCCGCGTGGCAACGTGCGAATCCGTTGTTCCACCGCATCAGCTTTTTCCAAATCGTCGATCGGATTTCTCGTGACGCCGAGCGTTCGTCGGTCCTTGTCCGCGATCCCAAGCGATCGAAACATTTCTTCGAATGCACCGTCTTCGTTCTGGACCATTTGATCGGTCGATTCGAGTTGCGCGCCTTGGGGCGGGCAAAATCGCAACCGCCGGGATTCGCGGCACATTCTGGCGATGCAATTGCGAATCAGCAGGTTGACGAATGCTTCATGGTTGCCGCGACTTGCATCAAACTGGTCAACACGCTCGAGAACGTGCAGCAGCAGTTCTTGTTCTAAATCAGCGATGTCCATCGACGATTTGAATTCATGGCGAAACTGAACTCGGGCGGCAACCCGCTGCGCCATGTTCATCGCGAATTGAACCAGGTCCGAATTGGTTGTTTGCGTAGTCAAAGCAAAGTCCTCCGGCTGGAGGGTTGCCTGTCGCAGACTCGAATCCGCTCGCAAAGATGCCGCTGCGCGATCGAGATGATCGCGACGAAAAGCGGGCGAGGGTCGGGAATTCTTCGGCAGGTGCTCTCAGCCGAGAACTTGCCGTGACACGGCTCGTCACAATGTGACGCAGTGCGTCACATTCAAGAATTTCTCAGTTTTTCAAAACTCCCAATCGACCGAGGAGTCCGGGGCGTACCCGCACTTGAAGCCGAGATTTATTGAGTTTCTCAAATGGTTTGCCAGAGCTTCATCACGTTTTGCGATTTCTTTGAAGCCTCGACGTATTGCCGCACACACAGCCTGGCGTGCTCGGTCCGAGTCAGCGTCCTCGCGAAGCTCATTGCCCCGTTGTGTCGCTCCATTGAGCGTCGCCATGAGGTGGTCGCGTTCCGTATGCAATTCCGCCAAGCGATCCTCGCTAACTGAGTCCCTGACGTCCGCGATTTCCGTCACGACGTCTCGTAGCCTTGTTGCGTAATTGCGTCTCGCTTCCTCATCGATGATCGTGCCCATGGAACCTGACGACACGATCGGATTGATTCCTGATCGATAGGATTGAAGCTCGGACGCCCAAATCTCACGCCCCGGTGATGCAATTAGCTTGGCGATGTAGAAGGTGCCGGGAGATTCATCGACCACTTTCGTCGGCCCATTGAACGCGACGAAGCGATGCGAGTCACCAACAAGCTTGAACTGATACGGGTGGGACTTTACGACTTCGATTCGCAACGCCCGCTGAAGCTTTGCCGTAGCGTCAGTCTGCGCAGCCAATTTCGCTCCACCGACATCGACCAATTCGCTCATGGGAACAAAGTAGCCGTCTGCGCGCCCCAGCCACACCATTGCATTCGAGTCGAAGGGAGCGGCAGTCGGCATGGTCAGCAAGAACGGACCACCAGCGTGCCGAGCTATAGAATCGATTTCGCGAACGACGTCGGTGGAATACTTGCGAATGCAAAAGTAGACGGGCAAACCGTTCAAGCTCGCGGGCAAGAGGCCGATTTGGCAAATGTGATGCGTTTGCCCGAGCGATTCGAACTGGTAGTTCCACCGGAGTGCTTCGCATGCTTCTTTCGCCAACGCTTGCACATCGATTCGATGGAGTATAACGTCACTCCGCTGAACGAATTTGTGCTCGTAAGTCTTATGATTGACGGCGACGATCCGATCCGGTTCTTCGATGATCCGCCAGTATTCGTTTTGTCGTCCGAATGAAATGCAAGTTGCAATGCGATTTGTTGGAGTGAAAAAGCGGCCTAGCAGCTCGAACTCCGTTCCAAGCCGCTGCCGCCAAACTTCGGCAACTTCCATGAGCACCGGAGCATCCTCAAACGCTCGCCAAAGTGTCGTCATCGACTTCCACAACTTCCGTCTCCACCGTCACGCCGGATCGTTTGATAAACGCTTTTAACTTCAGCCACTGTTCGGCAATGTCTGCGTTGCTGTCACGTGTGTAGCAGGCACCGCTGCCGGAATAGAGCTTCACAGTCCTCCACGCCTTCGTCCCACGAAACTTGATCTTGAAAGTGACATCTATAAGTTGCCCATCAATCTTCAAGTCCTCGCCACGATCCTTCAGGTCGGCGAATATATCGTCGGCACCGATGACTGCGTAAGCGTTGCGTCCTCCACGATGAACGCGATATTGTGTCAACAAAATGGCTTCAATTGTGCTCAATTCGCCCCATACGAGAGCCTGCTTACCGAGGTCAGCCAGCGGTGCGAGTGTGAACCTGTTTCCGTCTGAGAAGTACTCCGGATCGTCGAACAGCAGGATGCCGAACACCCGCTGGTAGATTGGCAACAACCGTTTGATCGACGAGCTGCACTGCAAGACATGATCCTCTTCCTTGAAGACCACGGTGTCTTTGCCAGCCGGGCGGTAATGGAGGTTCTGTATGGTGTTGCCCTTGATCGTCTGCTTGCGCTCGAACGGTTCACCGCGTTGAATCGAGGCTTCGATGCCTCCTTTGACTTTGCGAATTGAAAGCTTGCAAAACGAGCTGCGATTATTGCCGCCGAGCCAATTGCTGATGTCGGCCTGACCGCGATTGATATGGTCGGGCGTCAAGGCAAGCAGTCGCTTTTGAACACCCGCAGCCGGCTGAAAACAATCCGCACGACGTGGTGGCTTCCATGTGAACCAA